TCGGCTTCGTCCAGCATCTGCCGCAGAACGGCGACAACCTCCGCGACCGGAGCGCCATCGCCAGCCGGCATGCCCTCAAACAGCGCCACAACTTTTGGCGCCGCCGGTTCGGTGTCGGACATCACGCGACCTCCACCACCACGCCCAGCGACCACCCGCGCTCCGTCAGCTCGGCGCTCTTGACCACGCACCGATCGACGATCGGATTGCCGTCATCGTCCAGCACGCCGCTCGCCTTCGACAGCACGTCGGCAGCACGGATCGCGCTCGGCATCGTCATGGGCAGCAGCACCGTCGCGGTTCCGAGCGCCGCGTCGCCGGGCAGCTTCAGGTCGTCCATCCCGCGCGCCGTCGTCGAGATGAAAGATCCCGGCCAGCCCGTCGCCATCACGGTTTCGCCCGCTTGCGCGCCGCTGTAGAATCCCGGCCCAGGCGTCTGGTCGCCAGGCCGCAGATGCGTGAACACCGCGTTGCACAGCACCACGACGATCGGCATCGGCACGTCCTGCGACGCAACGAAAATCACCGCGCCGGGCATGTCCGTGTCGATCGGCGCGCCGCTGTCCGTGGTAAGGATCGACCCGTCGTCCAGCGTGATCGGGATCGTGCCGACCAGATAGTCGCCGGGCAGCGTCAGCAACGGATCAAGCGCCGCGTAGACCTCGGGCTTATTCCGCGGCAGCGGCTTGAGGGCCATCAGTGCCGGATCTCCGGTCAGCCACACGGGGATCGTGCCGCGCGCCGTCGCCAAAGGGTTGCCGGGGCCGCTGGGGCGGTATTGCGTGAACGGCACTCCGATCACCGATGCGGTGATGCGCGGCCCGAGCTGCCAGATCGTGGCGAACGCAGAACCGCTCACGTCAGACCATCAGCGTGATTGAGCCGTCCGACTGCGACAGCCCCGGCCCCGGCTGTATCCCCATGTAGGCGCACAGGTCGCGCCGCAACCAGTTGTAGAGGCTGATCCGCTCTCGCATCTCGCGGGAGTTGCGCTTGAACGGTCCGGCCATGTCCACGTTCAACGTCGTGCCCATCGTCTGAATGGCCGTCTGCGCCACGTAGAGCGGCGGCAGATAGACGGTCAGGATCGTCTTCGTCTCGTCGATCGAGAAGTGCTGAAGCCGGTAGTCGAGCGCCAGATACTCTCGGTTCACCCACGGCGCCGGAAACAGCACCGTGCCGTCCGATTGGGTCGGGTATCCACAGAATCGGCGGATGTCGACCAGCTGCTGATCTGTGAACGTGCCCGCAACGTAGGTGTCCGACATCTCAGATCACCTCGTGCGAAGCGCCCCGTCTCAGCAGCAGTGCCACTTCGGCCGGATCGTCGATCACGTCGCCGGCCTCCCACGTGCGGGTCCGGTTGTTGTGATCAATGAACCCGTGCCGATGCGTCAGCCTGATCTTGCGCGGCTCAGGTGGAGCTTCGTCGCGCGGCTGACGGGCATACACACCCTTGGGCATGCGCCGACCCTCAGCCCTCGGTCGGATGCTCGCCCGCCGGATGCTCGGGCTCGGGAGCCGGCAGGGCGGCCACCGGCGGCGGCTCAGGCTCGGTGATTGGCTCGACCGGTTCCATCGGCATCGGCGTCATGGCCGGCGTGTTCGCGGCCACGGCGGCAGCCAGCGCCGTCGTCTGGTCCTGCAGCGTCGCGTCCAACATGGACAGCGATGCCAGCTGTTCGGGCGTCGCGCCAGCCGCCGACGCGGCAGACAGCCCCGCCTTCATCTGCACCGAGATGCGGGTCAGCAGCGTCGCAGCCGACTGCATCACGCCGGTCTGGACCGTCACTTCGTCGCGCAGCCGCTCGACGTCGGCGAGGATGTTCATCACAGGCTCTCCACTACGATCGCGCGCTTCAGGCTGCTGTTGTTCGACGTCGGCACCGTCGTGGGGTTCGTCGTCACGTCGGTCGGAGCCACGAACCCGCCGATGTAGGTCCAGCTCTGCGTCAACACCTGCTTCAGCGGGTCGAGCGCCTCGCGCGTCACGTGCGCGATGCCGTCCACGACCGTGATCATGTCGCGATCCGCGGCTTCGGCCTCGACGTAAGCGTTGTTCGTGAACTCCGCCTCGACCAGCGCCCCCTGCCCCGTCAGGATGCCGCGCCGAACCACGCCGACGCCGGCCAGGTTCTGCACCGGGTTCAGGTTCGTCTCGACGATCGACACGCCCAGCAGCTCGGCGATCAGGCCGCGCTTGTATTCCGGGCTCTTGTTTTCGCCGCGGAAGAAGAACTGGAACGCCGGGTCCTGATAGAGCCCCGTCATGTGCAGCGGGTCGGCGTAGAACGCGTAGTTGCCGAAGTCCGTCACCGGATCGACGCCGTTGGCCGACAGCGTGGCCTTGGCGTTCAGGATCATCGCGATCGTCAGCTTGCCGCTGTTGTTGTCGTTGGCCGAGCTGATCAGCGACGTGTTGCTCGCCATCACCCCGGTCGAGACCGCCGAAGGACGCACCACTTGCGGCGCAACGGCGCTGACCACCGAGTTGCCGGCCGTGCCGTCCTGCACCGTCACGTTGGACGAGAACGTCAGCACGCCCGAGTAGCCGCCAGGCGTCGTCGAGACGTTGGAGCCGGTTCCGCTGAACGCGAGGTTTGCCATCCACGGGTTGATCGTTGAGGGCGACGCGCCGTCCGCCACCACGCCAGTCAGCGAGTAGAGGTCCGCGCCGACCATGACCGATAGCGGGAACGTCGAGCTGACGCTGACCTGCGTGCCGTTCGTCGCGTTGATGGTCATGAAAAACCCGCGCACGTCGTCGACCGCCACGGCCGTGCCGGCAGCCCCGAGCGTGGTCCGCACTCGGGTGTTGCCGCCGATGTAGACGTCGAACAGCGCCTTTTGCGCCAGCGTGTCGACGCTGCGGGCCGCCTGCTCGCCGAGCGTGTAGGCGTTGTTCAGGAACAGGTCGTCGATCGCGACGCGCGCCGTCGCGACGTTGAGCTGCATCGTGCCGGGATACTGCGCGACGCCGAGCGTGTACTGCTCGATCGGGTAGTTCTGCGCCGTCAGTCCGCCGGTGAAGTCCGACGTGCTGGCCGGCGCGATCGGCGACGTCACGGCCGGCAGCAGGCCGGTGCGCGTCTTGGTGATCGACTCGCCGATGCCGGCAGCGAACGGCTCGCGGTCCGCAATGGCTCGAAAGCCGAGCTTGGCTCGCAGGGCGCGCTGGAAGCGACGCTCAAGGAAACCCGTCTGGATCGCGCTGGCGATCGACGTGGGCAGGCTGTTCAACGGCATGGGGCCGGTCCTTCTGAGGGAGAGCCGGCGTCGTCACGACGCGGGCGCTGCAGCCTTGCCTAAGGGCGGGTTATTGGCGACGAACGGAACGATCTTCTTTGCGTCCCGCTGCGTCGCCGCAGCGAGCCTACTTCCGCCAAGCGCGGCTGCGCATGGCTTGGTCGAACTCCTCGTCCGTCATGTCCTTGGCGGATTTCGGGGCGGGAGGCTTGGGATCAGGCGTCTTGTTGGTGCTCGACGTGCTCACGCCGCCGAACAGATACGGCTTGGCCTTCTTCAACTCGGCCATCAGCTCGGCCGCGTTCTCGACGTCGCCGGTTTCGCTGGCCTTGACCTTCGCCATGTCCAGCAGGGCCAGCACATCGGCCACGTCCTGCGCGCCGGCGTCTTTGGCCGCGATCTTCAAGTCCGATGCGATGACGCGACGCTGAGCGGCGGTCGTGGCCTCGGTGATCTTGGCTTCGGCTTCGTCGGCTTTGGCCTTTGCAGCGGCCTCGGCCTCGCTGACCTTCTTCGCCGCTTCAGCCACTGCGGCGTCACGCTCGCCTTGGAGGCGCTCGGCCTCCTTGCGGGCGTTGGAGGCGTTCACGCGGTGGCCAGCCGATTCGTTGTTGATTTCGGTCAGCCGCGCTTTCGCGCCGGTCAGCTCAGCTTGCGCAGCCACCAGCCGCGCCTGAAGGGTCTCAAGCGTCTCTTCTTCGGGCATCTCGCCCTCCTGTGGATTGGCCCATCTCGGGCCGTCCGGCGATACCGCGCGCCTGGTCGCGTTTCAGCCCATCACGGGCTAGACCGGCAGCGTTTCCGC